GAGGCTGCTAAGAAGTATGCCACTGAGGTTGAGGAACTCAAGTCGGCTATTAAGCTGGCTTCCATGAATGCCCCCCGTGAAAGGCAGGCCCAGATCATTGCTAATGCGGTGATTAAGGCCAAGACCGCTGACCGAGAAGTGTCTTCTGAAGAATATAAAAAGATCTCCAGACAGGCCATCTCAGCAGCCCGCCTCAGAACAGGGGCCTCTAGGAAAGAGTCCCTCATAGAGCTCACAGACCGCCAATGGGAGGCCATCCAGGCAGGCGCCCTATCAGCCTCTGCTATGGAGGCCGTGGTGCGCTATAGCGACATGGAGAAGCTCTCAGAAAGGGCCATCCCCAAGGCTAAGGCCCCTGTGTCTGCTAGTGTAGCTAGTAGGGCTAAGGCCATGGCCCGTAATGGGGGCACTACTAGTGAGATAGCTGACGCCCTAGGCATCAGTACTAGCACAGTACTAGAGCTAGTGAGGTGAGGTGTCATGGCTCTCTACTTGACAACGACTGACAATCCGTTCAGTCCTGTTGACGACTACGAACAGTGGTCAAGGTTCGATCGTGATCATGGTTACAACACTGATGCGTTAGTGGCAAGAATCGCTGGTCCAATTGACTTCGACCTACCTGAATCTGTGGTCAACGATGCGTTCGATGACGCTATTCGATGGATCGTGGAGTGGAATCCGACAGGAAACTACAAAATGATAAGCGATTAGCGACACCGGGGGGAGGGGTCTCGCATATTACCCTCTCCCCACGCATCGCCGCCCCCTTATATTTTTCCCCGCGGGGATATTTTCAAATCGAACCCTGGGTTCTGAGATGTCCTAGAGAACCGGTTGCTTCTTCCCGGTAGGATTTTTCAGAGTTGGTCCTCCTCTAGGACGTCCCAGAACTCAGGGTAACTCTGTCGAAAGGAACGAAGACTCGTGGCGCGGACTCCAAAAGCCCCGCGCACTCCCGAAGAATCGGAGAATAGGCTGATCAATCTCGCAGTGGCATTAGCCGAGAAGCAGCTGCGAGACGGTACGGCTTCGCCGTCGACGATCAATCACTACCTCAAGCTGGCTGGCGAACGCGACAAGCTCGAAAGAGAGAAGCTTCGCCAGGAAACCGAGCTCGTAAAGGCCAAGGCAGAAAGCATTGCGTCTGCTGCGCGCACCGAGGAGCTTGTCAAGGAAGCCGTCGACGCCATGAGGAGGTACTCCGGTGGATCTGAAGACGTATTCTGAATGCATTGAGCTACCATCCTTCGAGGAACGATACCGATACCTGCGTCTAACCGGCGTAGTTGGAGAACAGACGTTTGCGCATCAGAGACATCTGAATCAAACGTTCTACACGTCCCGGGAGTGGCGCGATCTACGCAACCATATCATCACCCGAGATTTCGGAAGAGACCTCGCGTGCGAAGGTTACGAAATTTTTGATGCATTGTACATACATCACATCAATCCAATCACCCCCGACGACGTCCTGCACCGAAGTAGGTCGCTCCTGGATCCGGAGAATCTCATTACGGTGTCTCTCGACACCCACAATGCGATTCACTACGGAACACTGGAGACCTCCCGGTTCGTCGGTCATGTCCGAACGGAAGGAGATACAATTCTATGGTAAATGTACTCCAAAGCGTAAAGGACTATCTCGGTATCGAGGAAGATGACACGTCATTCGACGGCGCCATCACTGCCCATATCGACGTCTCGATATTCACGCTCGGTCAGATCCTGTCCGAGACTCCGGAATACACCGCCGATACGGATTCGGAATCGATTCCGAAAGAAGTCCTCATGTACATCAAGCTTAGTACCAAGCTACTCTTCGATCCGTCGGCTTCGGCTACGGTACAGGACGCTATTACTAAGGCCAAGAACGAACTCGAATGGAGGATGAGCGTTGACACTCCCATACGATAACTCTCTCGCCCATTTCGGCGTTAAGGGTATGCGTTGGGGCGTTCGTCGAGACCCAGGACGAGGAGTTGTGGTTCGTAACAACCCATACCAGAGCCGAAAGCAGGAAGCTCGGAGTATGTCGAACCAGGAGCTCCAGAACCGGATCAACCGAGCAAACCTCGAGCGTCAATACCTGGCGCTCGCACCCCAATCGACATCAAAGCGGATCGCCAGCAAGTTCAAGCAAAGCTTCGAGGATCAGTTGGTCAAGAAGGGTGCAACCATGGCGGTCAACAGCGCCTTCATGGGCGCAGACTTCGCGATCAACCGGATCAAGGATCCCAAGTCTTCAATCTACCTCAAGAAGGGAGAATCGATCTACAATGTATGGTCCCAGATTCGACCCAAGTGATTCCCTCACCCATTTCGGTGTTAAGGGTATGCGCTGGGGTGTCCGAAAGGATCCCGTACGAGAAGCAGCTCGCAAGGCCGGATACCAGGCAGCCAAGGAGCGCCACCACGCTGTCGACCCTCAGCGGCTGACTTCCCATAAGAAGCGAATTCGTAAGATCAACGAATCCAACGAGACGCTCAACTACTACAAGAACCACCAGAACCACGAGGACTTCCTGAAGGGATACCGTGACTACGCGGTGAAGGCGGTTCATGTCTACACCGGCACGGGCATTCGGATGCCTAAGAACGAACCTCGAACCAGAGAGTACGCTCAGCAGTTCCTTGACCAGGCGGTCAACGCATACGAGCGCCAGTTCCAGACGGCGGTTGGAAACCTTCAGTAACCACCATGCTGTCCAACACAGAAACTCCGAAATACTATGCGGAGTTCCGTGACGCAGTAATCCGAGGAGACATTCCTGTCTGTCAGGAGGTCTCTAAGGAGATGAATAGGATCGATCAGCTGATCGAGAATCCTCGATACTATTACGATAGTACCGCCATTGACGGGTTCATCGCTTATTGTGAAGCGGAACTAACCCTGACCGATGGTTCCCCGTTTAAGATGCTCCCATCTTTCAAGCTGTGGGCGGAGTCGCTTCTGTCATGGTTCTACTTCGAAGAACTTTCAGTGTACGAGCCTTACGAAGATGGGCATGGCGGACGCTATGTCACGAAACGTATCAAGAAGCGGCTTGTCAATAAGCAGTATCTGATCGTGGCTCGAGGTGCGGCTAAGTCTATGTACGCGGCGTTCCTGCACGCGTACTTTCTCAACATAGACTCGTCCTCGACCCACCAGATTGCAACAGCCCCAACAATGGCCCAGGCTGAAGAGACATTGTCTCCGATCCGAACAGCCGTCGCGAGAACACCGGGGCCTCTGTTCAAATTCCTCACGGTAGGTTCTCTGCAAAACACCACTGGTAACCGGGCAATGCGTCAGCAGCTTGCGTCCACCAAGAAGGGTGTTGAGAACTTTCTGAATGGATCTCTCATCGAGGTCCGTCCCATGAGGATCGACAAGCTTCAGGGCCTAAGAACAAAGATCAACACCGTCGACGAATGGCTTTCCGGCGACGTTCGAGAGGATGTCGTTGGTGCTCTAGAGCAGGGCGCGTCAAAGATCGACGACTGGTTGATCGTTGCTATCTCATCCGAGGGTACCGTTCGTAACTCGGTTGGCGACAGCATCAAAATGGAACTCGCAAAGATCCTAAAGGGCGAGTACTACGACCCTCACACGTCTATCTGGCATTACCGTTTGGATGATGTGAGTGAAGTAGGCAATCCTGACATGTGGATGAAGGCTCAGCCAAACATCGGAAGGACTGTATCGTACGAGACATATCAGCGCGACGTGAATCGTGCCGAGAATGTCCCTGAAGCTAGGAATGACATCCTCGCTAAGCGATTTGGTATTCCGATGGAAGGCTACACATACTTCTTCACCTATCAGGAGACGCTGCCCCATCGCCAACGAGAGTTCTGGGGAATGCCATGCGCTATGGGTCTCGACCTTTCACAGGGTGATGACTTCTGTGCGTTCACATTCCTCTTCCCTCTAACGTCTGATAGCTTCGGTGTCAAGACTAGATGCTACATCTCGTCGAGAACCCACCTAAAACTGCCGGGCGCAGCTAGAGAGAAGTACGAGCACTTCATTCGCGAAGGATCTCTTCGAGTCCTTGATGGTACAATCCTAGACATGATGGAAGTCTATGACGACGTCGTTTCGTTCATCGAGGAGAACGAGTATGATGTTCGTGCTGTAGGCTTCGACCCGTACAACGCTAAAGACTTCATCATGCGATGGGGTACCGAACACGGCGAGTACGGCATCGTTAAGGTCATCCAGGGTGCCAAAACCGAGTCGGTTCCTCTTGGCGAGCTGAAAGCCCTCGCTCAAGACAGGCATCTACATTTCGATCAAGAACTCATGTCCTACGCCATGGGTAATTCCATCGTTATGTCGGATACAAACGGCAACCGTAAGCTGTATAAGAAGCGCGCCGATCAAAAGATCGATGCGGTCGCGGCTATGATGGACGCTCTCGTGGCGTACAAGCAGAATCGCGACGAATTCGAATAGAAAGGAGGTGACATGGGTCGTCTCGCACACGCATGGAATGCCTTCCTAAACCCAGAAGCTAAGCAATCGCCGTTTAGCGTAGAGTTGAGGTCTAGCGCGCCGATGGAGCGATCTCCACTTCGCTATATTCCGCAATCCAACATCATCGACACGATTTTCAATCAGATTTCAGTCGATGTTGCTAAGATCGGGATACGGCATATTAGGTGTGCTTTCGATAAGACATACGTCGAGGATCTACAGACCGGTCTCAACGACTGCCTTACCGTGGCCCCGAACGTGGACCAGACTCCTCGGTCTTTCATGCAGGATCTATGCCTCACCATCCTCGAAGAGGGTGTCGCTGCAGTAGTCCCGACAGATTACTCGAAGACACCTGTGGGGTCGAACTCGTATGATGTCATCTCAATGCGAGTCGGTAGAATCACACAGTTTAAGACCTCGTCGCTCGTGGTCGATGTATACAACGAGCAAACAGGGCGTCGAGAACAAGTGGAGCTACCCAAGCGACTGGTTGCAGTGGTCCAGAATCCTCTAGCGTCCATCACCTCTAGCCGAGGATCTTTGGCTTCTAGACTTAGTTCTAAGCTTCGGATTCTCGACAGTATCGATAATGCAGCTGCCGGAAAGAAACTGGATCTTATTGTCCAGCTCCCTTACACTGTTCGAACTGAACGGCGTAAGGAAGAAGCCGAAAAGCGCATGAGGGACGTGGAACGCCAGCTGTCTAACGGACAATTCGGTATCGCGTATATGGACGCGGCTGAAAAGTTCACACAGTTGAACCGACCAGCTGAGAACAACCTGCTTGAACAGATCAAGTATCTGACTCAGCAGTTGTACAACACGCTCGGTATGCCCGAGACCGTGTTCAATGGTACCGCGGATGAACAGACGATGCTTAATTACTACAACCGTACGATCGAACCGATCGTCGCGGAGATCACATTGAGCATGTCTAAGACGTTCATAACCAAGACGGCAAGGACCCAGGGTCAAACGGTGGACTACTTCCGTGACCCATTCCAGAACGTGTCGATCACCAAGGTATCGGAGATCGCACAGGCCATGGTCACCACTCAGATCATGACCCCCAACGAGGTACGATCTTATCTGGGTCTGCCTCGAAGCGAAGAGCCAGTCGGCGACTCGCTAAGCAACCCGAACATCAACCCTATGGGTGATGCTTCTATGGCACCGCCCGAAGAACCAACCGAAGAGGAAGAAAATGACGGATTCGACGTTTGATTTCTCCGGGTGGGCGACCAAGAACGATATTCGGTGCAGTGACGGGCGAACTATTCGCCACAACGCATTCGCAGACAACGACGGTGACGTGGTCCCTCTTGTCTGGCAGCACGGTCACAACGACACCAACAACGTTCTTGGCCACGTCCGACTGGAAAACCGAGCCGAAGGCGTTTACGCTTACGGCTACTTCAACGACACTCCCGCTGCAAACAATGCTCGGGAGCTGCTCAAGCATGGTGATGTCGACTCTATGTCGATCTACGCCAACAACCTCACCCAGAGTGGTGGGGATGTCCAGCACGGCAACATCGTCGAGGTTTCTCTGGTCTTGTCCGGCGCTAATCCCGGCGCCAAGATCGAAAACATCGCTCTCGCCCACGGCGACGGCACCTACGAAGCAACGGATGAGGCGTATATTATGACCGGCGAGCACCTCGCACACGCAGACACCCCCGAGAAGCCTGCTGACAAGCCGGCTGACAAGACCGAGGGAACTTCCGAAGGCAAGACGATTAAGGACATCGTCGAGTCGATGAACAACGATCAGAAGGAAGTTCTCTATTTCCTCATCGCCAAGGCCGCTGAGGGAGAAATGAAGCCCGAGAATTCGGAGCCCAACAAGGAAGGAGCCCCCGTGGCACACAGCAACATCTTCGAGAACGATGGTACGCCCAACGAGGGCGATACCCTGTATCACTCCACCATCGACACCGCCTTCAAGGATGCCGTCCGCACCAAGGCCAACTCCATGCGAGATGTCTTCATGACGATCGCTGAGTCCAACGGCCTCTCGCACGCCGACATCGCTCACGCCGAGAAGACCTACGGTATTTCCAACATCGACCTTCTGTTCCCCGACGCCAAGAACCTCGACGTCCCGCCGGCCTTCATCGACCGCGATCAGTCTTGGGTCAAGCCGGTCCTGAACGGCACGCACCACACGCCCTTTACCCGCATCAAGTCGATGCAGGCTGACATCACGGCGGATGAGGCCCGAGCCAAGGGCTACATCACCGGTTCGCGCAAGAAGGAAGAGGTCTTCAAGCTTCTGAAGCGCGTCACCGGCCCGACGACGATCTACAAGATGCAGAAGTTTGACCGTGATGATCTGCTGGACATCACCGACTTCGACGTCATCGCCTGGGTCAAGGCTGAGATGCGTAACAAGCTGGACGAGGAACTCGCCCGCGCCATCCTCATTGGCGATGGTCGCTCCAACTCCGATCCGTACAAGATCAACGAGGAGAACATCCGACCCATCCTCAAGGAGGACGACCTCTACTGCATCAAGAAGGACCTCGGAACTAAGACCACCGAAGCTATCATCGACGAGCTTATCCGTGCTCAGGACGACCTGGAGGGCACTGGCACGCCCACGCTGTTCTGCGCCAAGTCCTTCGTCACCGACATGCTCCTGCTCAAGGACAAGATGGGTCACTACCTGTACCCGACGAAGCAGGCGCTCGCGGATCGTCTTGGCGTCACGTCTATCATCGACGTCCCGCAGATGAAGGGCCTGAAGACAGGCACGGCGAACGACAAGGACGTTCTGGCCATCATCGTCAACCTGTCCGACTACAATGTTGGCACGGACAAGGGTGGCGAGGTCACCATGTTCGACGACTTTGATATCGATTTCAACCAGCAGAAGTATCTGCTGGAGACGCGCGTCTCGGGCGCGCTCACGAAGGTTAAGTCGGCCATGGTCGTCACCGGTACGGCAGCGCCCTCGCCACACCTCTGATGAAGTTCTCCGGGCAAGTCGGCATCGCTACGGAATGGGAGATGTCACCCGGAGTCTTCACAGAGTCCATCGAGCCCCGGAACTGCCGCGGAGATCTCATTCGTCTTACCCGACGCATGAATTCATCTCCCGTGGTTCCGGGGCTCTCTATGGGTAACACGTTCTCATTCATCGCGGACCCATACACACTTGACAACTTCCTCAACATTCGTTACATCCGTTGGCGAAACGTCAATTGGGCCGCCACCTCGGTTGAGCTTCAACCTCCTAGGATTCTAGTCACTGTTGGGGGTCCCTACAATGCGTAGCGACTTTCACAATAGACTCGAAAAACTAGGCTGCCGAGCCTATTTCCAACCTCCGTCGAATGTCTCAATGGGATACCCGTGTATCGTATATGAGCTCGACCGGATCGTGAAGAAACGCGCCGATAATGGCGTATATCTTAAGACTCGGCGCTATCAGGTGAAGCTCATCACCAAGAACCCAGACGATCCGTTGGTCGATGCACTCGCGTCGATGGTCCACTCTGAGTTCGAACGACATTACACTGCAGATACGTTGAACCACTTCGTGTTCAACATCTACGACATTAAGGAGTGACCATGACGGCACTTATCTGGGACAAGACCGGCGAACACGTCTACGAAACCGGCGTGAACAATGGCGTGCTGTACAAGTACGACAAGACCACCAAGAACTACAAGAACGGTGTGGCCTGGAACGGTCTCACCACCGTGACGATGTCGCCGGAGGGCGCGGAATCCAACGCCGTGTACGCCGACAACATCAAGTACCTCGACCTCATCAGCGCGGAAGAGATGAAGTTCACCATCGAAGCGGTGACGTACCCGGACGAGTTCGCCGAGTGCGACGGTACCGCGTCTATCGCCGAAGGTGTCTTCATCGGCCAGCAGGAGCGCGCCAAGTTCGCGTTCTCTTACAAGACCAAGGTCGGCAATGACCAGGATTCCGAGGCCGGCTACAAGCTGCACATCGTCTACAACGCAACGGCTGCCCCTTCCGAGCGTGCCTACGCGACGGTGTCCGACTCTCCCGAGGCCATCACGTTCTCGTGGGAGTGCAGCACGACCCCCGTCCCGGTCAAGGGCCACAAGCCCACCGCGGAGCTCATCATCGACTCCACCAAGGTCAACGCCGAGAAGCTCAAGAAGATCGAGGCCAAACTCTACGGTGATGAGTCCGGGCAGCCCACGCTGCTCACCCCGGATGAGGTCCTCGCGCTGCTCGCGTGAGTAACCTCGTTCTAGTGCTCGACTTCCCCGAGCACGACCTGTTCGACCGAGAGACGGAGGAGTTTACGACTCTCCCGGCTGCCCAGCTAACACTTATGCACAACCTCCTATCGGTTGTACGCTGGGAATCAAAATGGAAGAGATCCTTCGTTGATCGTCCTCCGTCCTCGGTTGAAGAGGTACTGGACTACGTGAAATGCATGGCCGAGGGTCAACAAGACGTTCCCGCCATGTTGGATCGGCTTACTCGTCCGCAGGTAGAGTCAATTAAGGCGTATATCTCGGACCCGATGACTGCCTCGACCATGCTTTCACGTCCAGGTCAGGCTAAGTCTTCTGAAAAGATGACTTCAGACCTGATCTACTACTATATGGTGGCATTCCAGATCCCGTTTGAGGCTGAGGAATGGCACCTGAACCGTTTGCTTATGCTGATCCGAATCTGCAACGCAAAGCAGAGCGCTGGTCAGAAGACAAACGCTAAGAGCGCTGCCTCGCAGCGTGCCGCCCTTAACAGAGCCCGACGAGCTCGGGCAGGAAGTAGTGGATAATGGGTACGAACAACCCCAACACTCCTGAAATTCCGGATGATGCACAGATCGCTCCCGGCCCGGATCCCCACGAGGATGCCGAACGCGAAATCTTCGAAGGGAAGGTGTCCTGATGAGCAAGATCGACGAGGTCCTCAATCACGCCGCCTACCGAATCGGGTACTACGCCCCCGACGACCCGGAACCGGGCTCGGAGGCAGGTCGCTACTGCGCCAATAAGATGGGTCAGCCCTGGCTTGCCGGGCCTTCCACATCCATCTATTGGTGCATGTGCTTCGTCTCGATGGTCTTCGACATGGCCGGTATGGTCGGTGCTATTGGAGGTTTCTCCTACAACACCGACGTTACCAAGGGCCGTATGCGCAAGGTCTCCATCGAAGATGCTCAGCGCGGCGACGTCGTCCTATACGATTGGGACGAAGATGGCGTTACCGACCACGTCGGTATCGTCGAAGCAAACCTCGGTGGTGGATGGCTGCAGACCATCGAGGGTAACACCTCCTCGTCCAACACAGGTTCTCAGTCTGCCGGTAACGGTGTCTGGCGTCGTCAGCGCTACTACGGCATTGACTGTGTCCTTCGTCCTGATTGGGGCGCTGAGGGCGGCACCGAGGAAGACACTCCCGCCAGTGACGCAAATGCGATGACTGACGGTTACTGGGGTCGTGCGGTTACGTACGCGCTCCAGGCATCCCTCGGAACTCCTGCCGACGGCATCGTCTCTGATCAGGACATCGACAACGAGGACTACTTCCCTGCCGCCGGCACCGGTTGGGAATGGGTGCGCGACCCCGAATCGGGTTCCGCAGTCATCGAAGCTCTCCAGGAGAAGCTGAAGTGCGAGGTCGACGGCATCGCTGGTGTCGAGACCATCACGGCCCTTCAGTGGCATCTCCGTGGCCTGGGCTACGATCTCACGTGCGATGGCTACTTCGGCCTTCGCACTGGCATTGCTCTCCAGGATGCCCTCAAGGCGGGCACTCTCTGGGGCTGATGTCAAAATGGCATCATTTGTGGTCAGGGGCAGCTACTCCAAAACGGAACGGTGGTTGAACAAACTAGCCAAAGGCGATCTAGTGAGTAATCTCAACTCACTAGGCCGTCAAGGAGTAGCTGCCCTGGCCGCAGCCACCCCCGTCGATAGCGGTTTGGTCGCTCAGTCATGGGATTACCGGATCACTAAGGGTTCAGGATACCTTGAAATCGAGTGGTATAACACCGACATCGAAAACGGATACTCTGTAGCTGTCGGCATTCAGTACGGTCATGGTACTGGCACTGGGGGTTACGTTACGGGTGTCGACTACATCAACCCGGCTATGCGGCCGGTCTTCAAAGAGATTGAACAAGCCATTGAAAGGGCGGTGAAGTAATGTCGACCTCAATCGAGGACAAGGTCGTAAGCCTTAAGTTCGACAACGTCCAGTTCTCGAAGGGCGTCGGCGAATCACAGAAGTCCCTGGAACAGCTGAACAAGGCTCTTCAGATGAAGAACGGAACCAAGGGTCTCGACGACATCGAGTCTCGAGCTTCTCGGTTCAACCTTTCCGCTCTTGCAGATGCCCCTCAGGCAGTCGCTGAGAAGTTCAGCTTCCTGGCCACAACCGCTGCGGTCGCTCTTGGAAACATCGCAGCTAAGGCTATCTCTACCGGAGCAACTCTCCTCAACTCGTTCACGATGCAGCCCATCATGGACGGCTTCGGGGAGTACGAGACCAAGATGGGGTCTATTCAGACCATCTTGGCGAACACCGCCTCGAAGGGCACCACCCTTTCTCAGGTCACGGACGCTCTGGACACCCTGAACACTTACGCGGACAAGACCATCTACAACTTCGCGGAGATGACCCATAACATCGGTCTCTTCACGAACGCGGGTCTTGGCGTCGAAGAGTCCGCGTCGATGATTAAGGGCTTCTCGAACGCTGCTGCAGCATCGGGTACTACGTCATCGGCCGCTGCTAACGCTGCGTACCAGCTATCACAGGCCCTCTCTGCGGGTTCGATTAAGCTCATGGACTGGCGATCGCTTACGAACGCTGGTATGGGTAACAAGAACATGCAGGAAGGTCTAATCCAGATCGCAGATGCGATGGGAACCCTTTCTTCTAGTGGAACTTCGGCTGAAAAGGTTCAGGAGAACTTTAACGACAGCCTCTCTAAGGGCTGGTTGACCGCTGACGTCATGTCGAAGTACCTTCAGATCATGGCTGGTGATATTGACGCCGCTGCCATGGCTGAGATGGGCCTTACGGACGCACAGATCGAGCAGTTCCAGATCCAGCAGAAGAATGCCGAAGAAGCTGCGACGAAGGTTCGAACCTTCACACAGCTTATTGGAACGATCCAGGAAACCATTGGTTCCGGATGGGCGAAGACGTTCGAGATCCTCCTCGGAAACTTCGACGAGGCTTCCGAACTCTTCACCAACATCAACAACGTGATCAGTCCGATGATCGACGGAATGTCTGATGCTCGAAACGCTCTTCTTCAGGGATGGGCGGATCTCGGGGGTCGTAAGGACATCATCGATGGTCTTGCTTCCGCGTTTAACAGTGTGTCGAGTATTATCGGCACGATCGGCAAGGCGTTCAAGGAAATCTTCCCGCCAATCGCTGCTGAAAACCTCAAGACGATCTCTGAAGGCTTTAAGAACTTCATGAAGGCTCTCGAGCCTAGTGAAGAAAGCTTGAGGCGACTCGGGATCGTTGCTAAGACGGTCTTCGCATTCCTGAAGGTGTTTGTCGACACGGTCTCCGCAGGATTCCGAGTCATGAGCGCCGGGGTTAGTCGAGCCATGCAAACGGTTCGGAAGGCGCTCGACATGCTGCCCATCGGTAGCGTCATCGATAGTCTCGATGGTGTAGGAGAGAAGCTTGCTAGCTGGACCGGCATTGCGGACCTTGCAGCGAAGTCGATCGAACAGATCAACAAGTTCTTCGACTTCCTGGACCAGCAACTGGAGCACCTTAAGCCGACGATCACTGAAGCCGTGAAGGAATTCATGGATTTTTTCAAGACGTGGGCTGCCGGACTTTCTGGCGCTGACGGTGGAGAAGGGTTCGCGTCAAAATGGCAGGAATCCATCACGAAGGTTAAGAACGCGCTTACCTCTGCGAAGACCGCGATCTCGAACTTCTTCAGTACTCACTTCAATGAGGACACTCTCGCCAATATTTGGACTCGAATTAAGGAGACCATTAACAAGTTTGTCGAGTGGCTCAAGGGCATTTCCATCGGCGAGATCCTGACCAAGGGTCTTGCAGCCGGTGGTGTCGGTGGGTTGGTCGTAGGCATCATTAAGAGCTTCGACGGACTCATGAACGTATTCCAGGCGTTCACGAGGGTCGGCAATGGCTTCGCTGGGCTTCTAGACTCGGTTCGAGATGCGATCAAGGGCTATGAGACAGAGCTCAAGTCCAAGGCAATCATCAACATCGCCAAGGCTATTGCGATCCTTGCCGGTGCTATTTTCCTTCTGTCACTAATCCCGCTGAAGGATATTGCGGTGTCCACGACGGCCGTCGGAGTTGCGTTGGCAGCCTTAGTTGGCGGACTGACCGCAATGGATAAGTACACTAAGGACCCCAAGAAGGTCGCTGTGATGTCGACGGCTCTGGTGTCACTATCGGTGGCTGTGTTCATCCTTTCAGTGGCTGCTAAAAACCTTGCCAAGGTTCCTACAGAGTCTATAATTGCATCGACTACAGCAGTTACAACGCTCCTGATCGCTCTTGTCAGCATGACTAGGGTGCTTTCGGGCGCTAAGAGCCTTGCCAAGAAGATATTGGTCCTATTGGTCATGGCTGTAGCGGTCTACATCCTCGCCAAGGCAGTCGCTAAGATCGCCGACATTCCCATCGATAAGATGGCTGTCGCCGGCGGCGTCATTGCCGGCCTGACTGTGGCTCTAGGACTCATGAGTCGTCTCATGAAGACTCAAAAGGCCAAGGCGGGTCCTCTATTGGCCATGGTGGGCGTGGCTGCGGCTGTGTATATTCTGGGTAAGTCCGTTGCTCAACTTGGAAAGCTCGGACAGAAGAACCTGGAACAGGGCCTTCTCGCAACACTCATCATCTTGTTCGCACTTGGTATCTTCATGAACTTCTCTAAGCTGAAGTCCGTGAAGGCGAGTAGCATGTTGATGTTCGTTGCGGTGGCTATTGCCATCGCGGCAATTGGATACGTCATTGCGAAGCTCGCCGCCCTTAGCGAGGACAAGATTGCGGCCGGTACCGCCACAGTTCTGATGATCATGGCTGGCATGGGCGTGTTGATGAAGGTTTCCCAAAAGGAAGACGGAGTCAAATCTGCGTTCAAGGCAGGCGCATTCCTGGGAATCGCAAAGGCGGTCAACGCTATCGCGAACAGCATCATCGCTCTAGGTGCACTCGACCAGGGCGCACTTATTCAGGGCGGTATTGCAGTCGCAATAGTCATGGCGGCCATGGGCATCATGATGTTCGCGATGTCTAAGCTAGAGAACGCCACCGAACTGGTAGAAGTCGCTCTGTCGTTCTTGGGACTTGCTGCCGCCATGTATATTGTGGCCCTCGCAATCGCTAAGATCGCGGAACTTCCCATGGAAGGTGTTGTTACATCGGTTCTGGCGCTGATGGTCGCAGTTGGCTACATGGCTCTGATTGCTACACTGGCGGAAGGTTCACTTGCTGGCGCCGGTGCTATCCTTCTGCTCTCTATAGCAGTTATTGCTCTGGCATTTGGCTTGCAGATGCTCGTTGCGATGGGACCTGAAGCTCTGGCAATCGGTATTATCGCGATGGCAGCCGCTCTTGCGGTGCTCATCATCGCGGGATATGCTGCAGAAGGAGCTGCGTTGGGTCTTCTGATCCTGGTAGCAGTCATTGCGGCTATGGGCTTGGCATGTCTCCTTGCTGGCGTCGGCGTTTTGGCGCTCGGCGTCGGTATGGGAATGCTAGTCGCGGCTCTAATCTCAGCAGGAGCCGTGGCCTGGTCGTCAATCGGCAAAATGACAGTAGCTTTGATCGCATTCGCTGTCGCAGGTCTTGCAGCTGCTCCGGCAGCGCTTGCTCTTGGGGCCGGTCTACTCATGATGGGCGCCGGTCTACTCATGGGTGGTATTGGTATGCGGATCATGACGGGCGCTATCAAGCCGTTCATCCAGGCGATCAATCAGGCAGACCAGATCGGCGTGGTTGCTACCACCAAGTTGGCGGCAGCGATCACGGCTATCGGTGGCGCGGCGACTATTGCTGCACCCGGCATGATGATGTTTGGCGTGGGTATTGCCATGGCGGGCATCGGACTGCTGGCGTTTGCCATCGGCGGCCTGGCTGCAGCAGCGGTCGCTCCGCTTCTTGGCAAGGGGTTCTCGTCCGGTATCGATCAGCTGAATGCTGCACTGACAAGGATGCAACCCGTAGTCACAAGCTTTGCTACTTCAGCGGCAACACTTATGACTACTGCGACCACCCTTGGGTCCACGGTGTCGAGTGCGTTCATGGGAATCTCACTAGCGATAGCTTCGTGCATTCCGATGATTCTCATGTCCACAGTGATGTTCCAGTCGCTGGGTTCGGAGACGGTTACCAACATTGTGGCGGGTCTGCAGGCGGCAACGCCTCAGATCACTGTCGCAATGACGACATTTGTCATGACTATGTTCATGACGTTTGTCAGCCGCATGGCCCTCGGTCAGCCGTTGGTCTATGCGGGTATGATGGCTCTTGCCAATCATATTTCGCTAGCCATTACGCGAATCAGCAGTATGGTTCGCATGTCGATCAACATGTTGGTCATGGACATGATGAGCGCCCTCTCCTCAGGCCTCTCAAACCTGAGTAATTCCGTATACTCGTCTGCGATGCAGACCGGTTACTGGATGGCTGAGGGCCTTCGTATCGGTTTCACAAACCAGCGAGCGGCTCTTGTTGAGATGGCCAGATCGACCGCAGCAGCAATGCTAGCGGCCGCAAATGCGGAACTCAAAGTCAACTCTCCTTCCAAGAAGTTCAAGGAAACTGGTCACTGGGCTGCCAAGGGCCTGGAGATTGGTTGGACCGACACTGCGGTTAACGCCGTGGACGCGGTCACTCGAACGGCCGAAGAGTTTGACGAAGCGTTCCGTGGCATCATCGAGTCCATTGACATGGATGAGATCTCCGATGACATCAACCCGGTCATCACTCCCGTCCTAGACCTCTCTGAGGCCAAGGCAGGGGCTGACGACCTGCGCTCGATGTTTGGTAACGAGTCCTTCCGTGGCGTTCAGAACGCTGCGTCGGGAATCAGCGCCCAATCTTCGAGTGAAGGTGGTCAAAATGGCAGTCAGAAGACTGTCGTGTTCAACCAGTACAACAACTCGCCGAAGGCTTTGAACGAGGTAGAGATCTACCGTCAGACAAAGTCTTCAATCTCTAGGATTGCAAGAGTATGATCTACACCATCATCGCAACCAATGCGAAGGGTGACTCAGTTGAACTGGACCTGGCCAATCCCTGGGCCGGAGGCATCGCTGTAACGGGTGCTTCCGGCTTGGGGCCGGCCGAAGGTACAATCAACACGGTCAACTTCGCGACGTCGGACGGGGCCCTCTTCAATTCTTCGAGGATTAAGTCTCGAGACATCGAGCTAAATCTCAAGTTCCTGGGCTCCGACATCGAAGCAGTTCGGCACAAGCTGCTTCGTTACTTCCGTGTCAAGCACCCGATTACGCTTGACTTCATTACAGACTATCGGCATACCTACATTACAGGTCATGTCGAGAAGAACGAGATTGACATCTTCTCCAATAGTGAGGGCGCAGACCTTACGATTGTGTGCCCGAACCCGTTCTTCAAGCTCCGAGACCCCGTCAAGGGCAAGAACTCGGTTCGATTCACCACATCTACACCTTCGTTTGAGTTCGAGTTCCAAGATCCAAACTCCGACTCGCCGACTCTTATATTTGGTGAGATGACTGCTACGGGGGAGACTGTGGTCGTCTATGAGGGGGATGCGGACGCTTCCACCATCGTGGATATTCAGTTCCTCGGTCCTGCGTCCGGTGTTAAACTCTACAACACCACCACTCAGACTCGAATCAACATCGACACTAACGAGATCTCTCGCCTTCTTGGGTCTACCATCCGAGCTGGTGACCGTCTGAGCATTTCTTCAGGTGTCGGTGACAAGTACGTTAAGGCGTATCGAGATGGTAACGTGTATAACGCACTAAGCGCCCTCGACAAGGATTCCGATTGGATTTTCCTGACTCCCGGCGACAACCTGATCACGGTTCGAGCCGACACAGGAATTGACAACGTCTCGGCCATCATCTCGTTCGAAAACCTCTACGAAAGTATCTGATATGGAATTCCGTGTTCTAGACGAAAACTTCAATCAGGTACACGTTCTTGATAATTTCAAGAGCGCCATCTGGACCGATCGATTCTACGAGGCCGGAGATTTCACAATCAAGCTTCCTCTTACGGGGAGTAACCACTTCGAGATCCATATTGGTCGATACGTGTGGAACTCCATGTCAAATCGGATCATGATGATCGAGAAGATCGTCATCAGCTCCGACGCAGATGAAGGATCGATCATGACTATCTCGGGACGTAGTCTCGAGTACCTCATGGCTCGTCGAATCATCTGGGGTATGCGTAGATATCGCACAAGCCTACACGAAGCGATCCGTCTCATGATCGTGGAGAACATGATCAACCCATCCGATCCGAATCGAGCTATGGGTTGGCTCGTATGGGAAGACAACAACGTCGGCACGATGGCTAAGACCTGGGTCGACGTTCAGCACACGGGTGACAACCTGTATACAGCTGTTACAGAGCTCATAGCCAAGCATCACGTTGGTATCGCATTCCTATATGACAGTCCTGGACGAATCAGGGTACGTCTGGAAGAGGGTGTTAACCGCTCTTACAACCAGAACACCAACCCGTTCGTAGTCTTCTCGCCGAAGTTCGACAACCTAATCTCAGGACGCTACGCCTCCGACATTACCACTCTGAAGACGGTGGCTCTGGTGGGTGGCCCTGGTGAGGGGGCGGATCGAAAGTACGAAACCGTATCGAGTGGAGCTACCTCAGGCTGGAATCGTCGAGAAGTCTTCATCAACGCGTCGTCTGTACGCGACAAGGATGAAGACAACAACACGATTCCAGAAGCTACGGTCCGCGCAAACCTTCGCGAAGAGGGCACTTCGAAACTGAACAAGTCTGAGAATCAGCACCTCATCGAGTTCGACGGCGAAACGTCCGAGCATACGATGTATGTGTACGGGAAGGATTACAACATCGGCGATCTTGTGCAGATTCAGGACGCGAACGGCTTCAACGTGCCTACACGCCTCATCGAATTCATCCAATCACAGGATGACTCGGAGGTCAAGTTCTATCCAACATTCAAGCAAGACAGTACGAAGTCTTAGGAGTCAAAATGGCAGTAACTTCAGGCTTTTTTAACTCCATCAACGGTGACCGGAAGTACAGCGCCGAGCAGTTCGGTGCAATCTTCGACGGCGTTATCGTGGATGGAGTCTTCGCCTCTGTCGGAGAAAAGTTCAAGGTCGTTCCCGCCGGTGGAAACACTGTCGAGATTGGCTCCGGTAGGGCTTGGTTCCGACATGTGTGGATTTGGAACGACGCGCCGATCCGTTTGGACCTTGCGTCGGCCGACGTCCTCACAAACCGCATCGACACCATTGTCATCGAGGTGGATACCCGCACTCAGAACCGACGGGCGTCCATCAAGGTCGTTGAAGGTGACCGAGCGAGCACCCCTCGTCGAAAGACGATGCTTCGAGACGCTGGTGTTTACCAGTATCCGATCGCAGACATCTTCCGTAACTCCGGTTCCCAGAAGATCGAGACCCGGAACATCACCTACCTTATCGGCACGGGTGATACGCCATGGGTGACTGGTCCGCTTCAGACGATCAATGCCACGGAAATCTTCGCTCGCTGGGATCGTACCATGAACGAGCAGAAGGCTGAGGCTCAGGCTGCGTACAACGAAGCCACTACGGCTATGCGCAACGAGGCCTACGCCCTTCTCAACGATATTCAGGGCATGATTGGTGGCGACGCCGTCAGCGCTATGGCTGCTCAGATTATCGAGCTGAAGCAGCGGCTTGGCGACGACTCGAGTGGTACGATGCGCTTCGACACCATCGAAGACCGTACCGGATCGTCGATCCAGGATTCCAACGGACAGCCGATCCTCGGCAAGATCATTTACAGGAGGGCTTAATGGCACGCGTACGAGATCTGCCAAAGGCTACCGCTGCCTCGGCGGGTGACTATCTACTTATCGACGGACCTTCGGGCACCCGTGCTATTCAGGCGACCTCACTCTCTGGATCTGCCAACACGGGTGGCGCTCGAGCATTCTCATGGGCGGATCTTATTCGCCCCGGTGGCCTTACCCAGCGTAACTCCACCATCCGTATGGAGAACAAGGGTACGTTCGACACCCGTGCAGTCCAGGTGCTTAACAACCACACATATTCTGACCTGTTCCTGGGAGATTATTGGGATCTGCCAGGCGCGGGAAAGATTGTTGTCGGTGGGTTCGGAATTGCTCCGGGGGTTTCTTCGGATCACGTTGTGCTCGTGGTTATCCCGTACTCGAACCTCGCAGCTACGTCTCAGAACCCAGCCGATGAGGCTATTCGAGTGGGTCAGCGGATCACGAATGACCCCAACCTCAGGGGTCTTCGTACGAAGCAGTCTACCATTCGCCGACCCAACGGAGTGGTGTGTACGAATGCGCCGTTCTTCCCGCTCACTCTGGCGGAGGTCGGCTATCCGAGTCCGCTCGAAGAGAATGTCTCGTATATTCCTCTCCCCGGGGCTGCGTGCCATACTCCGTCGAGCATCACCACCGCTTCGGTCATCGACTCGAAGCTGGTTTCCATCGGGGCTGACCGAGTCCTGAACACCACAACTCTCCAGCCGGTCATCACTGGCATTATCGTAGGATGATATTATGGCAAAGTTCGATTCATACCCCGTGGCAGACTCGGTGCTGCCCGATGACCTTCTAATCACGGATGGTACCCGAGGTACCAAGACTATCCGTGCTTCGGAGGCTATCTACAAGCTGCTCGAGCCGGTTCCGCAGATGCACAAGGTCATCTGGCGTGGAAAGAACCTCGGTAGCCGCTACACTACGGCTCAGCAGACGGCTGTGGCTAACGGCACGCTGACCGATATTTGGCTCGGAGACTACTGGATGGCCGATGGCATCAAGTGGACGATCGTCGACTTCGAGGCCGCCAACCAGTCCATGCAGGATCTCCCTGCCACCTACCTGACCATCATGCCCGACCAGAGCATCGGTCGCTCCGAGATGCTTCAGAGCTCCACCCCCGTCGCTATGCAGGATACTCATATCTACAAGCATCTCGACTCGTGGCAGCTCTACAAGTTCGAGGCGATCTTCGGTGCTTCGCATATTCTCGAGCATCCTGTATCGTTCGAGGGTGCATGGCAGTCCGGCAGCTGGGAGACGATGCGTGGTAACGGTCCTACCGGCTATCAGAGGATCAACAAGAAGATCGCTCTTCCGACCGAGATCGATTGGTTCGGCTCTCGCATTATCACAGCAAAGGTCAATGAGCAGTGGTCTGTCCAGACTACCTCGACTCGCCAGTTTGCAGCGTTCCGTATGGGATGGACTCCGAAGCTTCCGGCGGATCATGCCATTTGGCTTCACGGGCAGGCTTCCTACAACTACTACGCGGCCATCAAGAAGAACGAGGGCGCCGTTATGACTATCTACTCGGTACAGAACGGCGTGTGCCCGTACGTCTTCGTGCGGTAATGTAGTTCACGAAAGGAGCTATATTTATGGATCCATGGCTGCAAGTCTTGATCTCCGTCGCCGTAGCTCTCATTTCTTCAAATGGACTCTGGGTCTACTTCAGCAAGAAGTCAGACAAGAACGACGCCACCACTAAGTTGATGCTGGGCCTTGCTCATAACCAGATTATTGAGCAGGGTATGCAGTATCTCGACCGTGGATACGTCACCAAGGACGAGTATGAGGACTTCATCAAGTACCTATATTCGCCCTATGCAGTCTTCGGGGGCAATGGTCTCGCGGAGAAGATTTTCAAGGAGGTCACGAACCTCCCGATTCGTCGAAAGGAAGACGATGACTGACAAGGTATACAACATTCTCAAGTATTGCGCGCTGATTGCAATTCCCGCAATCGGCACGTTCTACACGACCATCGCGTCGCTGTGGGGCTGGTCCTACATCACGGAGGTCAGCGGAACGATCCTGGCGTTCGACACCCTTCTGGGCGCGTTCATCGGGATTTCCTCGGCAAGGTACCAACCGTCCCCGGACGGAGTTCTTCACGTCAATCCTAATACCAAGGAGACGTACGCTGCGCTGACTACACCTACTGAAGACGTGTTGAACAACGGGACTATGACTCTGCGAGTGCAGGAAAGTCCCGACATGTGATGCGCAAGAAAATCTAGGGGTATAATGAGATCTACAGAAAGGATATCTCATGACCGATGAAAACCTCACCCTCGACGACATCGAGCAGGACCTCATCAATCAAGTTTACAGCTTGGATGCTGACGATCCTAAGACGACCATCGCCATCGAAAACCTCAAGACGATCCACCAGATCAACGAAAAGCCCGACCCGGTTTCTCGTCGACTGATCCCGTCTGGAGACTCGATTATCGGTGCAGTCTGTTCGATCGCAGGCATCCTGACCGTGCTTAATTATGAGCAACTGCGTCCGCTTGCGTCTAAGGCTGTCGGATTCATCACTAAGATCCGCCTCTAGACCAAAAACTTAAGGACTCCTAAAAAACAGGGGTTCTTAAGTTTTTCGCACATATTACAGGGTCTATAATGAGACATATATCGACTCTGAAAGGAACTCTCATGACCATCAAACTCTCCACCTTTGCTTGCGTCACTGTTACTACATTCCTGCTGGGTACCACTCTCGCCGCCCTATCCGCTGCTAAGACATATTCCGATATGTACAACCTGCGGGTAACCGAAAAGATTGACCCGCTGTTTGCATACCAGTACAAGCACTACTGGAAGCTCTTCTGAGACACCGTCACAGACATATCTCACTCCTATAACCCCTAACAAGGGTTATAGGTTTTCGCATGAAAAACGAGCCCTATAATGAGAAGACTTACCAACTCTGAAAGGACTCATCATGTTCATTGCCCCTGCAATCTTTGCTGTGCTGAACGTACTCCTCCTTGTTGTCTGCATTTACCTGAAGACCGTCACTAGCAAGAAGCTCAACCGTGACATCCACCAGGTAGATCTGGACATCATGTCGGAGCATATCCAGCTCACCCACGCCAAGGTTCAATACGAAGAATCCCTGAAGAACTAGATTCTACTCCTATAGCCCCTAACAAGGGCTATAGGTTTTCGCATGAAAAACGAGCCTTATAATGAGAAGACTTACCAACTCTGAAAGGACTCATCATGCTCATCCTCTCCTACGTGCTCACGTTCGTACTCGGTTGTACGCTCGCGCTGCTGTGGAAGTGGTTGCGCGACATCAGGAACGACATCCGTTGTGATATCATCGTTCTTAAAGTTCGCACGAACCGCCTCAACTCAATGCGAGCTGTCCGTAATGACGACACTCTGACACCCACTGAGAAGTACTACGAATCCCTCCGTTACTAATTCTCACTCCTATAACCCCTAACAAGGGTTATAGGTTTTCGCATGAATTACATGGTGTATAATGAGACATATACATACTCCGAAAGGAACCATCATGCACGCCATCGCCCTCATGCTGACCATGTTCTGCGCTTACCTGATTTTCAAGCTCCTCATGAAGAAGGACGAACTCAAGAAGAAAGATATTGAGATTCGTTATCTTCGCGAAGAGCACAATCGGTACCGCGAAGAGCAGCTCTCCATGTACACTACCGCGTACAAGAATTTCCTCAGTTCGTATAAGATCTGAAAGCTCTATAGCCCCTAACAAGGGCTATAAGCTTTTGGAGGTCGCACAAATTACAAGGTCTATAATGAGAAGAAACCAGCCCATCTAATCCTAAGGACTACTCATGCTGACCTCTGTTGCCACCGCACTCGCCATCGCTTACACGATCAACAGTGTTGCAATCAAGCTCACCAAGGTAGCCGTTGACGTTTACGATGCCAACGCTCTCACCAACTGAAAAACCTCTTAGCCCCTAACAAGGGCTATAGGTTTTTAAGGTCGCATGATTTACACGGGCTATAATGAGACACATACCAACTCTGAAAGGAACTCCCATGACCTTCAAGCCCTCCACCGTTGCCCTCATCGCTCTCGGTAGTGTCATCGCCTCTAACCTGCTTACCATCGCCCTCCGCAAGGCTATGGTAGCCACATACGGCGATGTCTACACTGAGATCGAAGGCCTCGTCTGGAACCCGCCCAAGGTTCACTGATCCACCAGACCAACCCAACTCACTCCTATAACCCCTAACAAGGGTTATAGGTTTTTTACACAAGAAGGAGCAATCATGGCCATCATCGGCAAACCCATCCATCGCTACTGTAAGGTATTCTCATTCGAGAATCTCTGCGATGTTCTCGAGACACTTCGGCCTCTCGGTTGGGCTGTCTACGGAGACACGTTCACCAATGCGGAGCTTTCCGCTCTCGCTGACTATCTTGGCTCGAGGTTTTCCAGCACGGGTGGAAGCCTTGAGATCGAAACCGAAGTTGTCGGAGACCCGTTTGGAGACCCACTACTTCGGGAATACAAGAGACGGTATAGCTTCCGACGTGGATCTCAGATCATTTCGGACACCATTCGTTCAGTAGATCCCGATTTCGAATTCCATGATCGTGAGGGGATCAAGCGGGTTCTTTCTTGGGAGTCGTGGGAAGTACACGGTCCCACCCATGTGGTTCTACCGCAATATCTTCTTTCGAGCACCGCCCCCGAGATGTTCGACGTGAACGTTCTGTTCATCAAGGAGCCGAAGAAGCTTGAGATGGTCCGGACCCAGTCACTTAAGGCGCCCATCTTCGTGTGCTACGTTGGAGGTGCTTTTGATGCAGCGTAAGGTCGAAGGGCTCGAGAACCTGAACAGCATCCTGACTCTTCCTATCGGAAGTAAGTTCGGGATGTTCGCGGACGACAGCATCACCCTGTTCAAGGTCGCTGGATATTTAGATCGAGTGGCTAAGGCGTCCGAAGACCCGTTCTCCCTTGCAACTGTCATCATCCCGACGTATCCTCTACTGCGCCGAGGCCATGAAGATACAAGTAGAGATCTCGTCTATCAGGACCCACACACGGGTCTTATGCGCGTCTTGTATGAGAGCGATCTGAGAGGTCCTCTTATGGGTATTCCGTGGGATCGGAATAGGGCCGCACTCCTCCCGTCATATCTTTACCAAGCAGGCGCAGCCCTGTGTTTCCACGCTTGCTTCGTCTTCATGGATCTCCCTGTGGGATCCGTGGTCACTCACCCTCCGGTCCAAAATGGTACCGAGACATTCTTCATCAGCATGATCGAACTCAACAACGCCAAACTCTGAAAGGAAACCTCATGCTTACTCTCATTTTCCTCTTCCTCGTCATGGTCGGCCTCATCGTGTTCCTCACGATCTTCGACGCCATCACCTCCATCTTCAACGGTAAGGTCATCGCTGGAGGTGTCATTGGATACTTCCTCGCGAAGTGGCTCAACAAGCGTGAGGACAACAAGTGAGTAGCGATACTCTGATGTGGGTTGCGGTGGGGCTATGGGTCATGGTCCCCATCGTAACCATTTTCTACCTACTGAATCGATAACCAACAAGGAGAAGCACATGATCAACATCGATTTCAAGACCTACGGGCGTCTCGCTGGCGCCTTCATCCGCAACAACTCTCAGGTTATTCTCGCAGCGTCTGCGCTCGCGGGCGTCATCAGCACGGCAATCACCTCCGGCAAGGCCCATGTCAAGGCGATGGATATTCTCCGAGAGGAGTTCCCTGAGGGAGGGTGGAAGTTTACGGATGCGCTCCGTCTGACGTGGACGTGCTACCTTCCTGCGGCTATTTCCATCACCGCAACCTCCGCTGCCATCATTGGTGGTACGGTCCTCAGCGAGCGTCGCTACGCGGCTATGGCTGCTGCCTACACCGTCTCTCAGGACGTCCTCGAGAAGTACGAGGATCGCGTCAAGGAACTGACCGGCAAGAAGGGTTCCGATACTCGGTCGGCCATTGCTCGGGATGTTATCGAGGAGAACCTCGAGCGTCCGGAGAACAAGAGCGTCATCATCACGGGTGAGAACGTTCTTATTTCCGACTCATACACCGGCAGGGTCTTCCCCTCCACCATCACGAAGGTTCAGAAGGTCCTGAATCGGATCAACTCTGATCTGATCAACGGTATTTCCTCGGTCTCTCTGAACGAGGTCTACCAGTGCCTCGGACTCGAACAGATTTCGATGGGCGATGAGCTCGGATGGTCTAACGGCACCACTATCGAGGCTGAATTCACGCCTACGATGCTCGCCGATGAGTCTCCGGCTCTTCTTATGGCGTTCAATCCTGCTCCCGTGACCGACTGGTTCCGTCACCAGTACTGATCCGCAAGAAAAACATGTCCTATAATGAGACATATTCACAACTCTGAAAGGAACTCTCATGTCCGCTGAAAAGAACCTCCCCATCGACTCCGACAACCTCATCGAAGACGATTCTCCGATCATCTCGGTCAACACCGCCAAGATCAAGAAGTTCTTCGTGAAGGCTCTGCCCTACGCAATCGCCGGTATTGTTACCGCCGCTGCCGGTGCAGTCGCCGTCGCGATCTCTTCCGACTCTGACGACGATGTTGATCCGATCGTGATCGACAAGAACGCCGCCCTCGAAGGTACGATCGAAGAACTCGAAGACGGAACGCTCCTTCTCACGCAGATCATCGAAAACCCCGAGACCACTGAAGACTGACCTCAAAACCCTAGCACCCCTAACCGGGTGTTAGGGTTTTTTATTTTCACCCAACAAGAAAGGCATACCAATGCAGAAGCTCACCGTCCAGTACCAGAACTGGGATGGAGATCTCGAGACTGAAGACCTCTACTTCCACCTGAACATCAAGGAACTCCAGGACATGGAGAAGTGGGATGTTCCGCTCACTCAGCGCATCGCCAAGCTCACCAAGACTGAGGACGGCAAGGAGGCTTTCGAGCTCATGCGCGACATCATCGAGGCTGCCTATGGCGAGCGTTCGGATGATGGTAAGCGCTTCGTCAAGAGCCCGGAGGTTCTGAAGAACTTCACTGAGGGTCTCGCCTACGACGAGGTCATCCTCACCTTCATCGACGGTTCTACGGACCTCGGTAAGTTCATCGAGGGTCTGCTCCCGAAGAAGGTCTTCGAGCTCGCCAAGAAGAACACCAAGGAGTCCGGCGAGGAGGTCAAGGAGTACCTCGTCAAGTACGATGTTGCCCCCGAGGTCGCCGACGCAGCCGTCTCCAAGCTCACGGAGGATTCTGCGCAGGAATAACATGGGGTATAATGAGACCCCATACTATCCGAAAGGAACTCTCGTGAACAAGCAAGATTTCACCCCTGCGTACCTCACTGGACTCGCTGCATCATTCTGCTCTGGAGTCGTAGTTCGCACGACCCTTCGCACCGTCCTCGCCGCCGCTGCACCAATTAACCCCCTCGTTAGTTTTATTGGTGTCACCGCGCTGTCACTGACGGTCGAAGATCGTGTGACTAGGACTATCCAGGGCGCGACCCAGCAGTTCATTGACACGTTCAAGGAGAAACTGCACGAAAACGAAGAAGACTCGAAGTAGTCTGACCTCAAGCCCTAGGCCCTCTGTAATATTACAGGGGGCTTAGGGTTTCTCTCTGAAGGAGCAACATGAACGTACCCACTAGGCCTGAGGGCTCGTATCCGAGTAACTCGGACAAGTCCAAGGAACGAAAAGAAATCACTCCGGTGACTAAAGCCCGTGTCAAGCGGGAGTCGACTGCTAAGAAGGTTGTCGGCGAGATCATCCGCGAAGACGCTAAGAGCGTCGGCGAGACGGTTCTCTGGGATGTCATCATCCCCACGGTCAAGAACCTTATTTCCGACACGGTCACTCGCGGTATCGAATCCATGCTCTATGGAGGCGATACTCGACCCTCGCGCTCGCGGTCTGGATATTCCGATTACTCGGGGTACTCTCGCCCAAAAGATAGGCGCGATCGTTCTTCCGAAAGGCGCCCCTCTCGCTCTGCACGTCACGCGGAACCTGATCGTAACGAGATCATTTTCGACACGCGCTCTGACGCCAACGACGTCATCGATCGTATGAGTGACCTCATCGATCAGTACGGTCAGGTCTCTCTGGCTGACCTGAACGCCCTCATTGGGGCGTCCTCCAACTTCATTGACGATAACTGGGGATGGACCGACATGGGTTCATTCAACGTTCGTCAGGTTCGAGACGGGTTCATGCTCACGCATGACGAACCCCAGTCTCTCAAACGATAACATTCAACCTCAACTCTGAAAGGACATCATGTCTATTTTCCACAACGTCGCACGAGTCGTCGTCAAGCACGCCCCCACCATTCTCACTGCCACCGGCACGGTTGGTCTCGTCGGTACTGCCGTCCTGGCAAGTCGAGCCACTCTGACCTACAAGGAGCTCATCGCAGATGAGGTCATGGTCATCACGGATGGCCCCAACCTCATGAAGCGCAACGAGCACTACACTGAGGATGAGTTCCGTAAGGACCGTATCGTCTGCTACAGTCGCATCGTCACGAAGACCGTCAAGCACTACGCTCCCACGATCGCGCTGGGTGTGGCTTCAATCGCCGCCTTCTGGTGGAGTCACTCGATCCAGTCCAAGCGTATCGCCGGCCTTGCTGCTGCGTATGCTGCTCTGGACACTTCCTACCGCAAGTACAAGAAGTCGGTTGCTTCTGTCATTGGCGAGGAGTCGATGAAGAAGGTTGAGGAGAAGATCCTCGACGACGTCGTGTTCACGGATGAGCCGTTCGAGTACGACAAGATGGCCGAGTCCGTTATTCCGGAGTACTCGCCTTACGCCCGCATCATCGACGAGACTTCCAGCGTCTGGGATCCCTCGGATGATATCACCGAGCTGAACATCCACGCTCAGCTTCAGTACATGAACGATCTGCTGCGTACTCGTGGCTACCTCTTCCTGTCCGACGTCTACGACGCTCTCGGTATTCCTCGCACGCCCGCTTCTCAGGTTGTGGGCTGGCTCTGGAAGAAGGGTGACGGCGATCACTATGTGTCCTTCGGCGATATCGAGGGTCACCGCATCCGCTTCTGGGACGATTCCCGTCGTCGCGAGGTGGCAAACTACCTCCTCGACTTCAACGTGGATGGAGAGATCGTCAATGAAATCTAATCTTGTCATTTCCTTCGCCGCAGGTCTTGTCACGGGTGTGACGGTCGCATATCTTCTGATCACTGACCGACTCCAGCGCAAGATGGATCAGGAGATCGAGGAACGCGTCGACGAGGTCGAGAAGAGCGCATTCCAGGAGTACCGTGAGAACATCGACAAGATCACGGCCATGTACGAGGGGAAGGCCCTCGTGGCCGATCAGGAGAATCCGGAGAAAAAGATCTCTGATATTGAGATCCTCGATCCCGAAACGTTCCAGCAAGGAGCACTCGGCTACGAGTTCTTCGAAGTCGACTGCTACGTCAACGACAACGTGGTGGCCGACGACAACGGAAACCGGATGAAGGAGACCGCTCGGGAGCTTATCGGTGCAGACGCCATGACCAGTGGCGGTGCCTACGGTGCGGATCCTAACGAAGTGTATGTGCGGAACCACAAGTACCGCATGGACCTTCACGTCCATCTTCTGGATGTAGACTGGGTCGAGGATATCGATCTGGGGGATTACTACTACATCCCGGATGAGGAGGACGACGATTCCGAATGATCACAGGAGAGGGATATTTCGAATACCTTCTCCGACTTGTCGGCGCAGATTATCTTCGAGATCAATGCGAGGTCCTTCATGAGATCGCATTCCAGTGGTGGATTCCGCTGGACGGTAATCTGGAGTCCGATGGCAAAGCACTCCGCGATTACTACGAGTATGAGACTGGTTACGTATATGACGGTGACGACCCGATTTACGCAACAATGCTCGAGGTGCTCGTAGTTCTCGCTAGCAAAATGGATGCGACTATTGGTGGTAGGGACGACACTCCTGCCACCGCGTTCAGGGTTCTGATGAGGAACCTCGGCATTGACTACAATACTGACGGCGAAACCATTAGCGCTACGGTTCGCGATATTGTAGAGCGGAATTACGACCGGTTTGGCCACGGTGGTATATTCCCGAATCGTCGAGGCCTCATCGACCCGGCGCAAACGTCGCTTCTTGACCAGCTATCCATGTGGTGCGTTCAGGAGAAGTATATTATCTAGGAGAAGCAGTGGATTTCGTTACCCCGCGCCAGCGGGCTTCGAAGAATGGGGTTGTGGAGATCTACCCCGACTTTAGGGTCGCAAGGTCTACCGATATCCTCGTTCAGGGAGGCTCGTTCGTAGCTGTGTGGGACGAGGAGAAGGGTCTATGGAACACAGATGAGTTTCGAGTAGTCGAGCTCATCGACAAGGAGCTTCGTGATTTCGCGAAGACTCTCGAGGGTTCCTATCAAGGCGGTACGCGGTTTCAGTTCCTGGGGGATTACTCCTCTAAGAGCTGGACTGCGTACCGCAACTGGATTTCCTCCATGCCGGACACAGTCAGGCCACTGGACCGGAAACTCACATTCGCGAACACTGAGGTGCGGAAGGAGTCCTACGCGACTCGTCGTCTGCCCTATGCGCTCGCGGAAGGATCTCATGACAATTGGGATCGTCTTATTTCCACACTGTATGACGAAGACGAGCGCCGTAAGATCGAATGGTCTATCGGTGCTGTTGTCACGGGTGCCTCACGCACTCTGGACAAGTTCGTTGTGCTGTACGGCAAGCCTGGATCTGGTAAGTCGACGCTCATCAATATTCTGATGCAGCTCTTCGAGGGCTACTATACAGCGTTTGATGCAGCGTCTCTTGCCAAATCCAACAATGCATTCGCAGCTGCAGCGTTTAAGACAAACCCGATTGTCGCATTCCAGCATGATGGCGATCTGAGTCGTATCGACGACAACACTCAGCTTAATTCGATCATTTCCCACGAGGAGATGCAGATTAACGAGAAGTTCAAGCCGACGTATACGACTCGGATCGACTCATTTCTGTACATGGCTACCAACAAGCCGGTGCAGATCACAGATGCTCAGTCTGGTATCATCCGACGTCTGATCGATATTTCGCCCACGGGTAACAAGATCTCTCCTGTAGAGTATCGCGAACTCATGGACGGAATCACTCGAGAGCTTGGAGCCATCGCATATTACTGTGCGGAGGTCTTCGAGAGTCTCGGTAAGACGTACTACAAGGACTACCGTCCTCTGCAGATGATGTATAAGACTGATGTGTTCTACAACTTCGTTGAGGACGCATATTTCGAGTTCGAGAGTGCGGAGTTCGTTACTCTCAATTCGGCGTATGAGACCTACAAGCGATATTGTGAGCAAGCATCTGTTCAGTACGTGCTACCGCGTCACCGGTTCCGTGAGGAACTGAAGAACTACTTCGTCGAGTTCCATGATCGGACTCGAATCGACGGTAAGCAGTTCAGGAACGTATATTCCGGGTTCAAGAAAGACAAGTTCACACAGGCAAGTCTTATTGAGAATCCGGAACAGCACTACTCCATCGAGCTGAAGGAATGCCCCAGCGTCATCGACGAGCTATATGCTGATTGCCCTGCGCAGTATGCGAAGGACGGCAAGCCGGCTAAGCGATGGGATGACGTTACAACAACTCTGAAAGACATCGACACAACCAAGGAACACTATGTTCAGATACCTGAGAACATGGTTGTTATTGACTTCGATCTTAAAGATCCAAGCGGTAACAAATCTCGTGAGCGAAACTTGGCAGAAGCGTCCAAGTGGCCTCCGACGTACGCAGAAACGTCCCGTTCTGGCGGAGGAATTCACCTTCACTACCGCCTGGGCGATCCAGCTGCCGAGTACGCTAAGGAATTCGCTCCGGGAATCGAGATCAAGCGATTTACCGGAAAGACCGCCCTCAGGCGTAAGTACCTGGTTTCGAATGGAATGCCTGTCGGAACTGCGCCGGATGATCTCCCTAGGAAGGCTCCGAAGGTGATCCGAGAAGACGTAGTCAAGACAGAGCAAGGTCTTCGAAACCTTATTGCTCGGAACCTCCGCAAGGAGATCCATCCCGGGACCAAGCCTTCGGTAGAGTTCATCAAGAAGATTCTTGATGATGCTACAGAGAGTGGTTTGGTGTACGACGTCACGGATGCGAGGAATTCCATCATTGCGTTCGCGATGCGATCGACACACCACGCTCAGTACTGCCTGAAGCTGGTCCAGCAGATGAAGTTCAAGAACGACTCGGAAGAACCAGTGGCTCCAGTCGCTGACGGAGACATCTATTTCTTCGACATCGAGGTGTTCCCGAATCTCTTCGTGATCTGTTACAAGAAGCATGGTGATAAGAACAAGCTGCGTCTTATCAACCCCACTGCCGAACAGGTCAAGACTCTGCTGGGCGCCAAGTTGATTGGCTTCAACAACCGTCGCTACGACAATCATATTATCTATGCGGCAACGTTGGGGTACAACAACAAGGAACTGTACATGGCCTCGAAGAGGATCATCGACAAGAGTCCGAACTCATTCTTCGCTGAGGCGTACAATGTCTCATACGCGGATGTCTACGACTTCTCCTCGAAGAAGCAGAGTCTGAAGAAGTGGGAGATCGAACTTGGCTTGAAGCACCAGGAACTCGACCTTGACTGGGATCAGCCGGTTCCGGAAGAGTTGTGGGACACGGTGGCAGATTACTGTGACAACGACGTGGACGCCACGGAGGCAGTATTCGATCACCTCCAGGACGACTGGACTGCCCGTCAGATGCTGGCCCGTATTTCCGGACTCACAGAGAATCACTCTACGAACTCTCACACTTGTCGAATCATTTTCGGCACGGAGAAGAACCCTCAGAAGGATTTCGTCTACACGAATCTTTCCGAGATGTTCCCGGGATACCACTTCGACGGTTTCAAGTCCACATATCGTGGAGAGGTGACTGGCGAAGGCGGCTATGTCTACGCAGAGCCAGGTATTCACCACAACGTGGCTCTACTGGATGTCGCGTCGATGCATCCGACGTCGCTTGAGCAGCTGAATCTGTTTGGGCCATACACCAAGCGATTCAGCGACATCAAGAAGGCTCGAATCCTGGTAAAGCATAATGAGCTCGACAAGCTCGAAGGTCTCTTCGATGGAGCGCTCATGCCGCTTATTCAGGAAGGTGTCGACACGAATGCCTTGGCATTTGCTCTGAAGATCGTTATCAACTCTGTATACGGTCTGACGAGCGCCAAGTTCGACAACCCCTGCAAGGACCCGCGTAACGTCGACAATATTGTCGCGAAGCGTGGAGCCTTGTTCATGATCGACCTCAAGCATTACGTGCAGGAGGAACTTGGTTACACCGTCGCTCATATTAAGACGGACTCGATCAAGATCCCGAATGCCACGCCTGAGGTTATTCAGGCGGTCATCGACTTTGGTAAGAAGTATGGCTACGACTTTGAGCATGAGGCGACATACGATCGTATGGCCCTCGTGAACGACGCAGTCTATATTGCCAGGTATCCGTTCCCCGAAGACGGACATTGGTGGACAGCCACGGGTGCTCAGTTCGCCCATCCGGTAGTGTTCAAGTCCTTGTTCAGCAAGGAGGAGATCCTGCCGGGGGACTACGCTGAGACTCGAGCAGTTCAGACTGCCATCTACCTCGATTTCAACGAGGCGAACCCCGATGACCACTACCTGCATTTCGTAGGTAAGGTCGGACAGTTCGTCCCCGTCAAGCCTGGCTGTGGAGGAGGTATCGCTTTGCGCAAGAGCGCTAACGGCGATATCAAGGACGCAGTCAACGGTACCAAGGGATATCGTTGGAAGGAGGCGTCAGTCGTTCTGGGTCTCGACCATATCTCAGAGATCGATACTCGGTACTCCGAGGATCTCGTAGAGAAGGCTCGAGAACAGATCGAGCAGTTCGGTTCATATGAGGAGTTCGTAGCATGACCTCATTCATCCTCATGGGAATCACAGCCGCCGTTACGTGGGCTTTGACGAACGCATATTGGGCCGATCGAAATCAAACGGAGATCACCGATCTCTGGACTGCATTTTACAAGGAGATGCAGCAAGTTCGCACGAAGGAGCGTACACGAGTTGAATCACTACGAAAAGCAGAGGGAAGAACTTCAGCTTCTGCACGATCAGGCTCTCGATATGTTAGACGAATTCGCAAATGAGTACCGTATTTCCGATGGTACCGTCTTCGCCCTGAAGGGTGACTTCGAACGCGCATTCCGAAAACTGTCCGAGATCCACCGCAACAAGGGCGAAAACAATGGGGACTACGCACATCCAACAGTTGAATGACGGATCTATATGGCTAAACTCGGGTTGGCATATCTACCCGATTGACTTTGACATCCTCGGAGTCAAGCGCCAGGTCATCGCTGAGAAGAAGACCTGTAAGCACGCACGTTACGTCAAGGAGACGTACGAGCTGTCTACGGTCCGATCTCGCAAGGGTAACTCTTACCCCACTCTCATCCATCGACGTAAGTCCTACAACACGCATGGCCGTCGCGATGAGCAAGAATCCATCAACCGCTGTATTTCAGCGCCCCAGACTGAGGACGAGACCCTCACCCGTTTCCTGGACACCGCATTCCAGGTCACATTCGCACGATAATCTACAACTCACGGAAAGAGGCCTATCATGGCAAACCCCCGACTCGAAAACATCGTTCTGTCCGACACCCGCATTTTCTTCCGGAACTTCAGCGGTCAGCCCGACAAGTACAACCGCACGGGAGCTCGTACCTTCGCTTGCGAGGTTCCGCCGGAGTTCGCAGCACAGATGGAGTCTGACGGCATCAACGTCAAGTACTCCAAGGATGTCGACGGTAATCCCGATCCGGAGCGTCCGTATATTGCGGTGAAGGTTCGCTTCGACGTCAAGCCTCCGAAGATCTACATGGTCGAGGATGGCGTCAAGACGCTGCTGTCTGAGGAGACTGTTGGTGTCCTGGATTCCGCGGATATTGTCCGTGCGGATCTGGTGATCACGCCTGTCTTCTACGATGTGAACGGCAACACCGGCTTCAGCAATTACCTGAAGACCGGCTACATCACGATCGAAGCTGACGAGTTCGCATCTCGCTACGCCGACATGGAGACGCGATAAGTCATGCCATATACCGTATGGTATGAGTCTTGGGACATCAGAGGCGGTCGTACATCACCGAATTTTGGTAAGACAGCAACAGCACGTAAGACTTTCGAAAGCAAACCGGAAGTCGACAACTACGTGCAGTTGATCACCAACCGAACGCTTCAGAACGGGCGCGTCATGTCGATCGCCATTTCCAAACAGGAGGACTGATGTCTAAGTTCGTTGTTTGGTACGACGTCTGGCTGAAGGGCGAGGAGAAGGACACAAGTCTTCCTTCTCGCCCAACGGTCTGGACTACTTTCGATACCGCGAAGGAAGCCCAGCAACACGTCGCACGTCTTGCTAATCGTGCATTTCTCGATGGCCGAACCATCTCAATTACTATTTCCCCACAGGAGTAACCATGGATGATATCCGATGGAATGCCCAAGTCTGTCATGGCAATGACGAAGACGGGTATACAGAAAGCGCTGTCACATTCGACACGCGCGATGAAGCTATCCAGTTTGTCGAGGATTACCTCGAAGAGCTGGATGCCGCTTGTGAGACGCAGGCGGCCAACAATGGCGTTATTCGCATCTGGAGTAGCGCTGCCAACCAACTGATCGAACTGTAGGAGGTTCACATGGCAATCATGAATCAGATCAAGGAACTCGAGGACGGTACGGTTACCGTTCCGGTCTTCAGCCCGTCCACGGTCGACAACCTGTTCCGTCCCACGCTCGCCGCACCTGATCTGGTCGGCTTTGAGGTCTCGTACCGTCGTGAGGCTGGTCAGGGGTCTGGTGGCGACTACCACCTGACGATCCTGATTGGCGATCGTCGAATCGAGACGACCGAGCCGAACGACGTCGTCTTCGCTACCTGGTACCCGCGTGGCGGCAAGGGCTGGGCTGAGGCACTCGCTCATACCGGCACCAACGACTCCGAGTCGGTTCTCAAGGTGCTCGGCAACCCCGATTACCTGCAGACCGCGAAGGAGGGCACCCAGGCTTACAACGAGCTCATGAAGGGCTACAAGTCAGACTCCCTGTCCGCTTCGCCTCTGGGATCGATGTGATCTGAATGGCTCTACATCTGCAAACCTGGATCAAGAAGTCCACTGGAGTCGATGTCGTGGAGGTCTCGCTCGAGGACTTCACCGATATCGTGGGGTGGGTTGGTCAGGGTGGCCGACTCACCATTCAGAAGTCAGGCCAGACACTCGTCGAGGTCTACGTCAACGGTGAGACCGCCTCTGTCGGACACCTCATCGTCAAGGATGGTGAGAATTTCTACATCACCACTGAACCCAAACTCAAGGAATTCTACAACAAGAAGTGACCAGAAAGGTCCGAAGAAGCATGTCTGTTCGTTACATTTTCCCCAATCATCCGTACGTAGGTTACAGTCTGCACGACGTCGACTGGATCGCCGAAAACCTTGCAGAAGGGTGGTATATCTCTGCTCTTTGGAACAACGTTGACGGCAAGGCAGTCGTTGAGCTCGTCAAGATCTACAACGATGATGAGTGTTGGCATTTCTTCCACAACCCGGAGGAACAGTGGCTTATTCTCACGGATGACGGTGTGCCGTTCGATTTCTTTGAATCGCAGACCGACATGGAGGTGGCTGCTCAGGAGATGGCCAACTTTCGGAAGGTGTTTCTGAACAGCCTGTTCGGATCGAACTGTCTTCGCGACTGATATTCCTTGGCCCCTGGAGGTCCTTCGGGATCTTCAGGGGCACCCCAAACAACTCTGTTCTCAAGAAGCGAAAACTAAAAGGAGCAATCATGAACACTGGAACCTACGTATTCCGATCTGGCAAGTACATCGGATACCCCGTCAAGGATTTCATCAATCTCACAGCCAATCTGAATCCTGCTTGGTCTGTTAAGAGAGAGTACGAGACCGCCTGTCAAATGGTGGTTAAGAACACTTTCTCGATTTTCGACAACGCTGGCCAGCTTTGGCATGAGTTTTCTCATGTCGGGGACCAGTACGTGGCGATCGATCGAAACGGGATTCCCCACGACGCCTACGACTCTCATACGCAGATGACTCGAGCAGATATCGGTCTGCTGTCGTCGGTTCAATACTAGAATACTAGGTAGGCCTTGGGGGTCCTTCGGGATCTTCAAGGCCTACTTGGGTTCTCTTTTTTCGAAGGAGTTATGATGGGTTGGACAACTCATTACAAGTACACAAACCTGCAGGCGCATCCGGATGGTCGGGTTCGTCTGACCGATTCCCTGCGTGAGCTTCCGTATCAAGATGTCAAGGGAACGCGCTATGTCAAATTTCGGCACCAGGGTCGTGTGAAAACCAAGACGGTTGCATCGATCGTGTTCGAGACATTCCGTAAGCGACCTGTGGGTGATGGAATGTTGGTTTGCCACAAGGATGGAAACTGCAACAACAACGCGATCCAAAATCTCGTGCCGGGAGATCGTGCGTATTCTAGGAAGTCATATGCACGGAGGGATGAGATGATCCTGGTTGACTACGAAGATGAATTCGAAGTATTCTTCGACAGATTGGTTGACTAATGGCTAAGTTATACTCACACCAGGAAGAAGCCTTAGAGCGCCTGAAAAGTGGCAAGGTGCTCGTTGGTGGTGTGGGATCGGGAAAGTCGTTTGTAGGCGCTTCCTGGGCCCTTAAACAGCCTAATTCCGGGGGTATTGTGGTGATCACTACAGCCCGGAAGAGGGACAGCCTTGAATGGGTTGGGGAGTTTGCGATGGCAGGCTCTACAATGGAAGGAATCACGGTTGATTCATGGAATAATATTGCTAAGTATTCTGACGTTCGCGATAGTGTGTTCATTTTTGATGAGCAGCGAGTAGTCGGAAGCGGCAAGTGGGTCAAGGCATTTCTCAAGATCACGAAACACAACAAGTGGATCTTGCTGAGTGCTACCCCTGGAGATACATGGTTGGACTATGTGCCCTTATTTCTCGCGAATGGGTTCTACAAGAACAAGACTGAATTCTACGAGGACCACGTTGTGTGGGATCGCTTTGCACGATACCCTCGCGTCAAGCGCTTTGTGGCAGTTCGCCGACTCGAGAAGTTGCGAAGGAGAATACTGGTGGACATGCCGGTGGCAAGACATACCGTGAGGAATCGTATTTACGTTCCTGTCAGGTATCGCGTGGCTGAGTACAACGAGATCATGAAGAAGCGCTTCGATCCGTATAAAGGAGAGCCTATCGCTAGCGCGGGGGAGCTCTGCTATGTTTTGCGGAAGTGTGTGAACCAGGATCGGGATCGGATCGAGGCGGTTCGTAGTATTCTGAAGAAGCGCTCGCGGATTATCGTGTTCTACAACTTCGACTATGAGTTGGAAGCTTTGCGTGAGTTGTCTGACACGTGTGTCGTGAAGGAGTGGAATGGACACAAGCACGAGCCGGTGCCGGATGGAGAGCGGTGGGTGTACTTAGTGCAGTATGCGTCTGGTGCGGAGGCATGGAACTGTACAGTCACGGATACGATCGTGTTCTACTCTCTGAACTACTCGTGGAAGGTGATGGAGCAGAGTGAGGGGCGCATCGATCGGATGAACACACCCTTCACAAACCTCTGGTATTACTTCCTCGAGAGCGAATCTGCGATCGATCAGAGCATCAAAACAAGCCTCGCGAGGAAGAAGAAATTCAACGAAAAGGTGTTCGCAGACTCATTTTGGGGGTGATTGGAACGTACTACAGGTGTGACAAAAAAGTGTCACAAAACTGTCACAGAAAGGGTTTCTTTACCATTTCTTTACCTTTTAGGGCAATGTTGTGTATGACTTTTGGCCAAAGTGTGACAAAAAAGTGTCACAGTGTGACAGTTTTGTGACAGTTTTGTCACAGGACTTTTCGTTGGAATTGCAAGGAAAAGTCGCTGTCTGTGACAGTTGTGACAGTTTTTTTCTAATTAAGTATAAGAAAAAAATTGTATTTTATAAAGGCTTGTGGACCCTAACTGTCACACAAAACTGTCACACCCAAGTTGAATGCCACTCCTCTGCAAATCTTCGGGGTCCGGGGAAGACTGTGGAGGTTCTATCCAGTTTGTGATAGATCGTCATATTGCCCGGACCAAACATTTTTCTAGACCGCTTTTAGGTGTAGTACGTTCCAGACGCTCGAAAACTTGGGCTATAATAGGAGAGAAAGGCAAAATACGCCATTTTCACACACTACACCCCAGACACCAGAAGGAGCAAACAGGTGTCATTAGTTTTGGAATCCAAGTACCAAGCTGAGCTCATCAAGAAGCTCAAGCGAATGTTCCCTGGGTGTATCGTTCTCAAGAACGACCCGAACTACATCCAAGGCTTCCCGGACCTCACCGTGATGTTCGAACGTCACTGGGCTGTCCTGGAAGTCAAGCGCTCCGCGAGCGCACCCCTACGACCGAATCAGGAACACTACGTGGAGCAAGCCTCCCGTATGTCCTTCGGCGCAGTCATATACCCGGAGAACGAACAGGAGGTACTCCGTGCACTTTCACGAGTATTCTTCTCTTAACGGAACACACGCCATCTTGTCGGCTAGCAAGTACAGCTGGCTGAACTACGACTCTGAAAAGATGGCAGCCACGTTCCGCACTGCGCAAGCAGCCGCTCTTGGCACACGACTCCACGAGCTCGCTGCAGAGCATATTCGTCTGCGCATTCGAATGCCCAGAAACAACGCAACGTTCAACCGGTACGTCAATGACGCTATCGGATATTGCATGACCCCCGAGCAAGTTCTCTTCTACTCGATGAATGCGTACGGCACCGCTGATGCGATTCATTTCGATGACAAGAAGAACTTCCTCAGGATCCATGATCTTAAGACAGGCTCTGGACGCGTTAAGATGGATCAGCTCATGATCTATCAAGCGTTCTTCTGTCTCGAATACCATATCTCGCCATTCGACATCGAGAGCGAGCTTCGCATCTATCAGAACGACGATGTGATGATTCTCAATCCCGAAGCAAGCGATATTCGCTCCATCATGGATCGAGTTGTGGAATTCGACCAACTCATCGAATCACTCAAGGAGGACAGCATTGGCTGAGGAACTCGCCCACTATGGTATTCTTCGTCGGTCTGGCCGGTACCCTTGGGGATCCGGTAAGGACAAGTACCAGCGCTCCGTATCCTTCCAGGGTATGGTCGCCGATCTCAAGAAGCAAGGCCTCTCGGAAACGGAGATCGCCAAGGCTTTCGACATGACCACTTCGCAGCTCCGAGCAACCAAGTCCATGGCTGCCAATGAGCGCAAGGCGGAAGAGGTGGCTCGTTGTCTAAAGCTGAAGGAGAAGAACCTTTCGAATGTTGCGATCGGTAAGAAGCTCGGACTCCCCGAGTCTACTGTCCGTAACTACCTGAAGCCTAATGCGGATGCTCGACAAGACGCAGCCCGAACAACTGCAGACCTCGTTAAGAATGCGGTCGACAAGCATAAGTATGTTGATTTCGGATCTGGTGTTGAATCTATTCTTGGAGTCAGCACCACCCAGCTCAATACATCCATCGCTATGCTCGAGTCTGAAGGCTACCGTGTCGAGCACGCCCATATTCGGCAGGTCGGCACCAAGGAATCTACAAACATCAAGGTTCTGGTCGCTCCTGAGGTTACTCGTCGAGAGCTCATGGAACACCTCGGGGATATTCACACTCTCGGGGTCGCGGTCAAGCCCGATGGTACGAAGCTTGGTATTCAGAAGCCTGTATCATTGGATTCGTCTCGTCTGAAGGTTCGATACGCTGAAGACGGAGGTACGTCTATGGACGGTACCATCCAAATCCGTCGAGGATGTAAGGACCTAAACCTTGGCGAAGCTAGCTACGCTCAGGTTCGAATCCCGGTGGATGGAACTCATTACTTGAAGGGTATGGCTCACTACAGTGATAACATGCCTCCCGGTGTCGATGTCATATTCAACACCAACAAGACTCGAGACACCCCGAAGATGGATACCCTCAAGAAGCTGAAGGATGATCCGGACAACCCTTTCGGTGCGGTCATCAAGCGTCAGGCATTTTACAATGATGGCGGAAAGGACAAACTCTCTCCGCTCAACATTGTGAATGAGGAAGGAAACTGGAAGGATTGGAGCAAGACTCTTTCTTCCCAGTTCCTGTCCAAGCAGTCCACTCACATGGCTAAGCAGCAGCTTGACAAGGCAGCCCAGAAGCGTCATGACGAGTTCATGGATATCATGAAGCTCGACAATCCGGCGGTTCGGAAGCGACTCCTTACCGATTTCGCGGATGGATGTGATGCTGATTCAGTAAATCTGAAAGCGGCATCGCTACCCCGCCAGTCATCCAAGGTTATCCTTCCGGTACCTTCGCTGAAGCCCACCGAGATCTATGCCCCGGACTACCGTGACGGTGAGACCGTGTGTCTCGTTCGATATCCTCATGGAGGTACGTTCGAGATCCCCACTGTGACTGTTAACAACAAGCACCCGGGCGGTCAAGCAGTTCTCGGTAAGCATCCCAAGGATGCCATCGGTATCCACCCCAAGGTTGCGGAACGTCTTTCCGGAGCTGACTTCGACGGAGATACAGTAGTTGTTATCCCCGTCAACAGTCAGGTGAAGGTGAAGACATCCCCGCCGCTTAAGGGACTCCAAGGCTTTGACCCCAAGGCTGCATATCCTGGTTACCCAGGTATGAAGAAGATGGGTGAGAAGGAGAAGGGTCGCCATATGGGCGTGGTGTCGAATCTTATTACGGACATGACTCTCGGCGGTGCGAGCGCTGAGGAACTTGCCCGTGCAGTTCGGCACTCCATGGTGGTTATCGATGCCCCCAAGCATGGTCTCGACTGGAAGACTTCTGAAGAGGACAACGATATTCGTGGTCTTAAGAAGAAGTACCAGGGTGGTCGTGGCGCAGCAACTCTTATTTCCAGAGCCCGTGGTCCTGTGTATGTGGATGAGATCCGCCTACGCAAGGCTTCGGAAGGTGGTCCGATTGATCCCGCTACTGGAAAGAAGGTGTACGTCAAGACTGGTCGCCAGTACCTCGACAAGAAGACTGGTCAGATTGTCAAGGCCCAGACCAAGACCGAGAGACTCAAGATTACGGAAGACGCACGAGATCTCATTTCCGATGGCAACCGCCCCATGGAAAGAATCTATGCGGATTATTCGAATGACATGAAGTCCCTAGGTAACCGAGCTCGACGGGAACTTATTTCTACAAAGATCCCCAGAAAGAACCCTGAGGCTGCTAAGAAGTATGCCACTGAGGTTGAGGAACTCAAGTCGGCTATTAAGCTGGCTTCCATGAATGCCCCCCGTGA